AACATCATCCATACTAAATAAATAACATTGTGTTACGGGATAGCCGCATCCGCTATCCCTCTCCATGTTACCATGAAGTTCAGACTATATCACACTACTTCCGTAGCCCTCGCACTTCGCCACCGCTGGTGGCTACTCTACTCGCTTCTTCGGTGTTACCCTATGCTTTCGATAGTCGTTGGACCTTCCACCCTTTCGATGGCTTGGCTGCTGATTGTCCGCTTGGGGTTTCCCAGCAATTCACGAGGTTTTAAATCCGCTTATTTTAACGGATTGTTCCACTGACCATTCATTCCTCCGTTCATCATGGAGGCCATCGCCATCGGATCACAGCCCTTGTTCTGATTCATCATCGCTGCGAGGGCCAGCGAATTGTCTTGGGAAGGATGATTGTAACAATACACCTTCTCCGTCATTTTCTCATCTGCCATATTGATAAGTTTTAAGTCACAACCAATATCGGTTGCATGGCAAATATCCGACTATTCCGCTTGTTCCTCCAATAGTCTTTTGTGGACCGCTTGTAAGTTCATTGTAAGTTCGTAACTCCTTCGGTATTTGAATCCGTTCTTTAGCGAATTGACCCGCTGTTGGGAAAATCCCGTCACCTTGGAAACATACCTCTCCGAATACCCTCCCTCGATGAGGATATGCACCACCATAGCACGCGCATCCACGTGGTCCTGGCGGTTCGATTTAAGGAAGTCCGCCTCCGTCATGCAGCAGACCTCCAGCACTGTTCCTAATAAATTCTTGTATTCCATAAAACAAAATGCGCCCGATGAATGTTAATAATCCATCAGACGCAAATTAAAACTTTTGTTATACTAAGCGTTTTGGGTCGGGGCTTCTACAAACCGACCCATTTTCTTATTTTCCCAAGATAGCCTCCTTTCGTTAATAGATAAACAATCAAAATTATCAGTGCAAAGATAGTCACTTTGCCCAAATTCATACATATCTTCTCGAACAAAGTGAGGCTCTTTTCCACCTCCACTTCCTTCTCGACCTCGATGTAGGTAGGCTTCTCCACCTCCTTCTCGATTTCCTTGATCTGCGTCACCACTTCCACGTGGGCATCCTTCAAGGTATTCAAGGAGTGATGGAGGACCCCGTTCTCCCAATTTGCATACGTCTCGCAATACTCGTTTTTCAAGTAGTTGGACGTATCTCTCACGGATACGGAGTCGTGGTAGACAACCAACTTGACCACGACCACCGTATCATGTACCTTCACCGTCTCCGTGGTCTTTACCTCCACGGGGATATATTTCGTCTTGCACCCGGCAAGCAGAAGGACAATCATCAGCAGTAATAACTTTCTCATTCCTTAAAGTATAAGTTAGCCTCTTGTTCGCGTCTTGTCACCAAACCTCCGAGAATCTGTCCGTTGCAGTAGACCCATCGGTTGAACTGATTGCGGATGTCGGGATCGTTTGGATTGGACTTCACCCGTCTTAAAAGCGTGGAAGGTCGGAAACGCGCGATGCCGATATTGTACAATAGGGAAAACAGCGCATCGTATTGGTTCTGCGTGAGCGTGATGTCGCTTACACATCCGTTCAGCTGTGCCTCGAACTTCGCGCAGTCACTGTTGAAGAAAGCCTCGGCCTGCTCCTTGGTGCAGGTATCGGTAATCTTGATGCCACCCGTATGGCCGTAGCCGATGGTAATCACGTTCTTGCTGTCGTAGTAAGCCTTCAAGGAAAGATTCTCCTTGGCCTTGATGAAGTTCTTGATGGAATCACTTGCTTTCATCCTGCGCCTCCTTTCCGATAAAGTCCGCTAAGTAAGGAATTTTCTTCACGAATTCTACCGATGCCACATAATAAAGGAACATGATACATCTGTGGCCAACCGTCTCATTGGGCAGGATAATGCCCAGGTTTCTCAGAATGTTCGTGGAATAAAACCAAATGATCGCATAGGAAATCAGAGAGACGCATTGCAAGGCTCCCGACGGATTCCCCTTGTGGTCCCCGATGAAGTAGATAAAGCCGACCAAGCCGAAGAATACCATACTCTCCACGATGCATCTCCAAGCCTTCTTGAACTTGAAACCCCCGTTACGACCGATGATGTCGGCCAGCAGTCCACAAATGCAGTTGCAGAAGAACACGGCGAGCATGGTTTCCAACTCCCCGTCCAATGGTCGCAAATATGCCGCTATCGCTGACACAATGCTCACGAATAATGTTTTAATACTGCTAAGCATAATTCCATAAGCCTTAAATCCTTGAAAAACAATCAATGCAAAGATACGATTGACTTTGGAATATGCAAATTTTTCGGCCAAGAAAAAAAAGAGCGCACCCTTACGAGTACGCTCCATTCGTGAATCAGATCCTACGTTCTTATCACTTTTCGTTTAAATCCACGTGGAAACCGCGAGTATTGCACATATCTACAACAGTAGAAATTACCCCGCGAAATCCACGACATGAGCCATCGGCTCTATCTACGCGCAGTAGAAATTGATGCAAAGGTAATACTTCTTTTTTAACCTACAAATTATTTAGTCAAAATTTTATGTTAATTTTTGTTTTGTCATTAAAAATGATTACCTTTGACACAATGAATTTAAATATGAACCTTTAAAACTGAACTATTATGCAACAACTTTCCCATACCCGTCTCTACAACGTTCTCTCCGACCTGCTTGACGCTACGGTTGGAGCGGTAGAGGATATGCCCAAGGGGAGCAGGTTTGTGGTGGGCGCGGAGATGCAACGCTCTTGTATATCCATGTTAAGGCTGTTTGCGTCGGCATATTTAAGTTCGGGCACGCAGTCGTTGAACGATATGAACCAACTCATCTCGGAGTTGGAAACCTTGAAGATACTCGTCACCCTCGCCATTGATAAAGGATGGTTGAAGGGACGGAATAAGGCGGCACACCTCATCAGATTGCTGGATAGTGTGGCACGGCAGAGCACAGCGTTGAGAAATACCTTCGCGTCCAAGTATGGAACGGAGGTTAAAAGCAGAATATAATAGGCTACGGTGTATTATGAAAAGCGTTTCTCTATTAATGGGGTCAGCGGACTCATTCAGTCCTAAGACTAAGACAGCAGACCGCGATTCGGAGAACTCTTCTTCTAATGCTTGGAATCAGAACTTCAATGCGCAGTATGGCAACATGAACAACAATACCAAGACGAATAAGAATTACGTTCGCCCGGTCACAGCAACAATGGAGGAACAGTTATGGTAGATGTAATGGACATGAGGGATGCTTACAAGGATTGTTTAAGGCACAAACGGGGTACCGAGAGTGCCATGCGATTCTCGCTTAATTGGATGGCGGAGTGCGTCAGTCTGACCGAAAGCGTCAACCGCAGGACCTACAAGCCTTCCACGTCCATCTGCTTTGTAGTCACGCGCCCGCGTCTGCGTGAGGTGTTTGCCGCCAATTTCCGTGATAGAGTGATTCATCACTTCATCGCTTTAAGGCTTGAACCTTTGTTCGAGCAAGTGTTCTCCGACCGCGCCTTTAACTGCCGTAAAGATAAAGGCAGACTGTATGGCATCCGTCAATTGGAGGCAGACATGAAAGCCTGCTCCAAGGATTACACGTTGGACTGCTGGATAATGAAAATCGACTTGAAAGGATTCTTTATGAGCATCGACAAGAAGTTGATGGCAAGGTTCATCGACGACTTTATTTTGGAGAAGTACCAAGGAGAGGATAAGGAGGACGTGCGGTATCTGTGCGAGACGGTTATCCTGCATGAACCGCAGCTCGATTGCGAAAAGCGCAGTCCGCAGAAACTCTTCGACCAACTGCCGGACCATAAGACCTTATTCCGCAACGAACGTGGCAAGGGCATCGCTATCGGGAATCTGTTCAGTCAGATATTTGCCAACTTCTATCTGAACGGACTTGATTGGTATATGGAGGGGATAACCCCATATCACGGCAGGTATGTGGATGATATGTATCTTATCCATCCCGACAAGCAGGTGCTGCTTGGTGCCATGCCGGGGATAAGGGCGGAACTTGCAAAGGTCGGCCTCCAACTGAATGAAAAGAAGTTCTACTTCCAGCATTACAGCAAGGGAGTGAAGTTTACGGGCAGTGTGGTCAAGCCGGGGAGGACGTACACTGGGAATAGGACGGTAGGAGGCTTTGTCGACGCTGTGGGTAGATTGAATCGGGCAAAGACGATTTACGAGATCAACGAGTGTGTGCAATCCGTCAACTCGTACCTCGGATTCTTGCGCCAGCATAACAACTATGCGATGCGTCGCAAATGGCTGAACACGATTAAGCAAAGATTATTTGAATACATCTATATAAAAGGTCGTTATGATTTGCTTGTTGTTAAAAGAAGATTCAGAGTACAGTGAGGTAGTGAAGATTACCCGTGCTCTGTTGGGCGTCTACCAAACGGTGGAGGCCGTGGAGTTATTACCCAACATCGTAATGTTGGAAGTGAATGACTTTCCTGATGCCGACAAGGAGGTCGACTATGAGGAATAAGAAGCCCCGCCCTTTAGAGGGACGGGGCAGACCTCCACCTAAGGGTGGAGGAAGAGAGAGGACTTGAAGCAAGACCTTATCCAGGTAATGCTGTGACCGGGCGAACGTAATACTTATTCGTCTTGGTATGGATGTCCATACCGCCATACTGCGCATTGAAGAACTGAGTCCAATCATTGGAAGAAGAGTACTCCGTGGAGGACCAGTGCCATTGCCAGGGGATTTGGGTGGCACCACTAATGACGGAGAGGGCGTAGTTGATGCCGTTGATATGTCGCCATATCATATCCAATTCCGGCAGAGAGGGCAGCCACCACTTCCCTGCGGCTATACCCGTGGTGCCATCGCTCAAGAACTTGGAATAGTTATAGCAATAGCCGGGGGCATAGTCCGTGCTGGAACAGGCGGACTTCGCGGCTTGCGCTGCGGTGTTGCTCTGTCCTTCCCAATCGTGCGAGGCAGTATTTCGGCTGGAAGTCATCGTGCCTCCACCCGTCACATTACCGCTTGACCACGGCAGTTGCGCGGTGTCGAGGGCGATAATGAGCTTCTTGTCCGCCTCCGTGACTACAATGCCTACCGCTTGGCTGTCTGATACCTTGCCTCGCTCCGTGTTGCTGCCCGTCCACCAATCCAAATGTACCATTCGCGGACTGGTATTACCCGCATCAAAATACATGATGAGGATATTGTCGTACATCATCGCAGGGTTCTTGGCACCATACATCGTCTTGTAAAGGTTGGCCGGAGTTATCCCCTGCAAGCCACCATTTGTATCAAACGAGGCTATCTTGTCGGTAGTGTTCAATGAACTCACCGTGGGGAGAGCGTTGAATAATTTCGTTGTTTCTGCCATTTTATAAAGTTTTTAAAGTTAATATTATCCGATTGAGTAAACATCAATAATAAAAGCACCATCATTAGATGAGTTGCTGTTCGTAAGTCCAATCGTTATAGAATAATCAGTCTGTGCCATAATGGTGGCTTTCATCGCGTTATCAATATTGCCATAACCGCGCACACGCTCGAATCCGACCGCGTTTACGATTGTAGTCGCTATCGGGAGAGCAATACTTGAACTCCAAGAGAGTTTTACCCAGCCTTGGTTCACTCTTGTTAACGTCGGAGTGACGGAAAGCGCGTTATAGTATGGCTTATATGAGTTATCTTCATCGCCGTATCTATAACCAATCGTACCGCTACTTGGCTCGTACCAACTCACCTTCGCGCGGAATAGCAGTGTAGGTATCTTCCCCCAAAACGTGCTTCCGCTTACTTTCGCTTCAAGTGCGCCATTCACGATTCTGATGCCATTACCATTGCTCATCGCATAGATGTCGAGATAGCCCTTCCCCGTCTCGTTAATGGCGAGAAAGAAGTTATTGGCATCCTTGGAAAGCAGCAGGCCGTTCTTGAAGATACGCGAGGCATAGAAATCCTTTGTGTACACACAACTGTCCACCGTGTAGGTGAAGTAAGCCGAGTAGCCATTGCGATTGCCTGCGCTGGCCGTGAACTCCCATTCCAAGCGGTAATAATAGGTCGTGTCCTGTTGGCTGTTGGTTACACCGCGGGAATAGATAGTCGCGGAACTGACGAAACTCTTCGTATTCGTCTTGCTGCTGTCATTCTCCAACTCGAGGGTCCCACTCCATATTGGGAAGGTGCTGCGACCGACAGAGCAAGCCGAGTTGTTATACCTTGCCAACACAAGACGCATCTCGGACCACTCCGTAATCCGCGGACCATCCACTGTGCCCGTACCCGTACATGAGATGGTTAGCGAGGCTGCGGAGATGGTGGTTTTCAACGTAAAGCCACCTGCAATGCCAATCGCGCTGTTTGCTTGCTTGACGATTGAATCAGTCCGCTCGTTGATTGGTGAGGAAACCGTAGTCGAGCTACTTGTATTAATCGTCCAACTGCCCGTGGTGCTCTTATAGATGCTGTCCTTCGTGGCCACTGCATTACCATCCAGCACCGCACAGACTTGGTTGTCGCTGTCATACACAGCCACCGCCTTGCTGTCCGAGCGTATCTCGATGCGCTGGCCTGCGGTGATGTTATCCTCGTCGGTGTCGTCGTAGGTACCGACAATGACGTCACCCTGCACCTGCACGTCTTTGAACTTACCCGTGTTACACTCCACCACTCCGCCTTCGGCACGGAAGAGCAGGTTGCCTTCGTCGTCTGACATGATGATGCCATCGGTAATCAAACTCTTGGTGGCAATGAAGTCCGTATACTCATAAATGGTCCAATACGAACTTGTGCTGGAGGGGTAGTTGGTTGAGGTCTTGGTGTGCGAGGTCGTGCATCGCCAATAATACCCGTTATACCTTACCACATCATAGAAGGACTCCCCACTCGCTCCCGATAGGAAGTTGAACCCCACAGCCACACTGCCCCAATCGGGAATACCGCGCACGGCAGCACCCTTCTCGCCATCCGTGCCGGGGGTGGCATACATTCCAATCAAGTAAGGACCTTCGGCCTCCCATTCGGGGTCTGCGGAATACTGCGTGCGCTTGTAACACCAGCAGAACTTGGCGCTTGGCATATTGTATGGTGCCTTATAGGTGGTTGACCATATAGACGAGGGTGTACTGCTGGCCGAGGAAGGTACGGTAGGTGCTGTGGTACCACTGCTGTACAGCGTATAGTAGACAATCACCTGCACGACCCCTCTTCCATCGTCGCCTCCCTCACCCTTAATCTTGACCACCTGCCAATCGCTCCATGCAAGGTTGGAGTAGTATCGTGTGGCCATCCATAGGGAATCCTCGGAGGCTGTGTCCGACCAATAGGACGAGTTGGTGCTTGGGGTGCCTGGAGAGGCATAGGCCGAGTACTGCACCTCGAAGTCCGTGCTGTCCGCCATCAGTTGCGGTGTGGACCATGCGCTATCCTGCGGACTGGCTCCGTCGGACGTGAACAATCGCTTGCTGGCCCACAAAGGGTTGGTACCCGAAGGCACTCCGTCACTCCATCCCGAGGTGGTGGGCACGGGGGAGGAATACGAACCGCCCGAAGGAGTGGCAGGCTGCGAGGTGGCACGGCGGAACACGAAGGAGGTAAGGGAGGCTTGACCCGTATCTCCCTTATCGCCTTGGTCGCCCTTGTCACCTTGCCGTGACCAATGAACCGTTCTTGTACAAGATGCCTTTGCCATATTAGAAATCGTTAGATACCATTACTACACTCAAATCACCGCCTGCGTTGATACAGTCGTCCTCGCTTACAGAGAAACCAGTTTTGCCAGTAGATACGGTGACATTTGTCTTGGAAGAAACCACCACTCCGTCCGCTCCACGGGCATAGAAGTTAAAGGTAGGCTGATTGCTGATTGCAGCACCCGTCTTTCGCTTGACAACCTGCGGATAATAAGATACCGTTCCTCCGCTACCTTCTGTGATTGTTTCGTCAGAGGGAGAGGGATTGGCTACCACTGCATAAGGATCAGTCACATCCATCACTCCCTGCACGTCCTGCCCAATTTCCGCACCATCAGCAGAGTACACCTTCACCATAAACTCCTTGTAGGTGTCTACGTAAGGCGATCCGTCGCTTTCATTCTTGTAGACAGTGAGCGTCTGTGAGGTCTTTCCTGAGAGCAGTGTCCAGTCTGCCTTGCCTGTATTCTCATACCACTGATAAGTAGGTGTGCCTTCATACGAACCTCCATTATAGTAAACCATAGCCTTCAAGCCTACGGAGTTGTTATTCTCTCCCAGCACAAAGTTGTAGGAATCATTGGCCGCAATCGTTATCTTGAAGGAGTTGCCCGAACTCTCCTGAATGGGAATGGTGTAGGAACTCGTCAGTTCGTCGGTGATGGAGCCATCCTGCACTGTAACCACACACTTGACCACGCAAGAGGCATACCCCATGGCGGCAGCGATGTTATTGACAATCTTCAAGCCTTGGCGCTTGTTGTCAGTTGTCACCTTCTTGAACAACCCCGCAAATGTGCCCGTACTGATTCCATTAGACCCGAATACAATCTTAGTGCCGTTGATATACCAATCAATGGCTCCCGCTGCGATAACTACCTCTCCCGTAGCCGTGCGGGAGGAAGTACATACGAACTCGAGTGTAGGCTGGTTGGCCTCCACTTCCCAGTCAGGGGACACTCTGATAGACGTACCCTCCTGCGTGTATTCCTGCCACAAATCACCTCCCGTAGACATAAGAATTGTGGTGTAGGTACAGCTCTTTCTAAAGAACTTGACCTCGCGTGATGCCGATGCGGTACTCATACTTCATCCTCCTGCGTTTCTTGTAATTCATCCTCATGTATTCCCACTTCCGTGTCCGTGGAATCCTCATCCAAAGTCTGACCATCCAAGAGGAATCTCGGATCAGTGGCTTTTGGCAGGGCGACCATACTCTTTCCTTGCTGCTCCAAACGAGCGGTATTGCTGTCGAGCATCAGTCCACCAA